TATTGATTTAATTATTCTTTTTAAGAATTTATGCAAAATATAAATGTAATGTAGTCTAAAGATATTATAGAGTTTTTTAGTTGATGCTGCGATTTTTGCAGATTTATTAAGTTTTATTGGTTGATTTACATAGTTTCTACATAGTTAAGTTATAAAAGCTTTGTAAATTAATAATAATTAAGCCATGTCAATTGAATAATAATCAATAGACTTTGTTTTTTGGTTATTTTACTAGATTTTGGGGGGTTTTATTTTACCTGGCACACCAAATTATTTTTGCTGCGTCATGTAAATGTTAGGGAAGGTACACACAACTAGATTAGGATTTTATGATGGATTTTGAGGACGAACAAAAGGGTTATTCTGCTGTAGTTTATATTATGGAAAGCAGTAAATCTGTTGTTATTCATTTTGGTGGCTTCAACGACATTTCAGAATGTCGATATTTTTCAAATCACATCATGGAGGACTTTGGTATCGAACAATTATTAAATGTTCCTAAAGGAGTTACAGTACATTAGGGGGGTTTTGCTTGTCAAAACATGAATTGATACTGGGGGATTGCCTAGAGGAATTAAAAAAAATTTCAGATAAAAGTGTGGATATAGTCTTAACTGATCCTCCTTATGGCACAACACCTTGTAAGTGGGATAGTGTTATTCCTTTAGATAAAATGTGGTTTCAATTAAAAAGAATTATAAAAAAAGAGGGTTCTATTGTTTTGTTTGGAACAGAACCTTTTAGTTCTAATTTAAGATTATCTAATCCAGATTGGTTTAAATATGATTGGATATGGGAAAAACCTAATGGTGCTAATTTTCTTGTATCTAATTATCAACCTATGAAAGTACATGAAATTATATCTATATTTGGAAACGCACCAACAAGTTATTCTAAAAATAAACCAATGCTATATAACCCACAAGAAACAATAGGTAAAGCATACAAACAAATTAGTGGAAAACAAAAAACAGAAAAAGAAAACTCTACTGTTAGGTCTAAAATACAACAAGTTGTTACACAAAATAAAGGAACTAGAAAACCCAAAAGTATTATAAAATTTTCTAATGATAAAGAAAAACTACACCCAACTCAAAAACCAGTAGCTTTATTAGAATACTTAATAAAAACTTATACTAATGAAAACGATACTGTTTTAGATTTTACAATGGGATCAGGTAGTACAGGAGTTGCAGCTAAGAATTTAAACAGAAAATTTATTGGAATTGAAAAAGATCAAAACTATTTTAATATTGCAAAGGATAGGATTGAGGGGGTTTTGTTTTAAAATGCCAGAAATTGTAATTCCATATAAGCCAAGACAATTGCAAAATTTTTTGCATAAAAAAATTGATAAGCACCGATTTAGTGTTTGTGTTTTGCACAGGAGAGCAGGAAAGACAGTTGCCATGATTAATCACATGATTAGAGCAGCTCTTACTAATCCTTTGCCTAACCCTAGATATGCCTTTATTTCGCCAACATTTAAGCAAGGTAAAGCAACAGCTTGGGATTACATAAAACAATTTGCAGGTAAAATACCTAATACAAAATTCAATGAGTCTGAACTTAGATGCGATCTACCAAATGGTTCAAGAATAACAATTCTTGGAGCTGAGAACGATCAATCTTTAAGAGGAATTTTCTTAGATGGTTGTGTGTTTGACGAAACTCAAAGCATAAAACCAACTATCTTTCCAGAGGTCATTAGACCTGCTTTGGCAGACCGAAAAGGTTGGTGCGTTTTTATCGGCACACCCAAAGGCAGAAATTATTTTTATGAGCTTTATCAAGAAGCTAAAGATAAAAAGGATTGGTACTCTTGCATATTCAAAGCAAGTGAAACAAATATTTTAGATCAAGATGAATTAGATGCAGCTAAAGCTGTAATGTCTGATGATTTATACCAACAAGAATTTGAGTGCAGTTTTCAAGCAGCAATCACTGGTTCTTACTATGGAGCTATTATTGAACAACTTGAATTTGATAACAGGATTACCAATGTCGATTACGATGAAAGTATCGATGTTGAAACTTGGTGGGATCTTGGCATGAACGATCAGACATCTATTTGGTTTGCTCAAAGGTACAAAGGTGAGATCAGATTAATAGATTATTATGAAAATGCAGGTGAAGGCTTAGATCATTATGTCAATATTATTGACCAAAAAAATTATGAATATTCAAAGCATATTCTTCCACATGATGTAAAAGTCAGGGAACTTGGCAACTATGGTAAGTCAAGATTAGAGAGTTTGCTTGAACTTGGTATTGCAGGTGAGGTTGCACCTAAACTACCTATTGAGGATGGAATTGAAGCTGTTAGGAAAGCTTTGCCTAACTGTTGGTTTGATAAAGATAAATGCCGACAAGGAATTGAATACTTGAAGGCTTATCAAAAAAAATGGGATGACAAAAACCAATGCTTTAGAAATAAGCCTCATCACAATTACGCATCGCATTGTGCTGATAGCTTTAGAACTGGCATAGTCGGTGAAGGTGCAGAGGTAAGTAACTGGAAAGAAACAATCCCAGTAAACACAAATTATATAGTTTAATATGGCAGAAGTAACAGAAATAGAATTAAGATCGATAATCAATAGAGAAATAAATAATGCTATAGGTTACATGGGTAGTAACCTGACATCGCAAAGAAAAAAATCTCTTGAATACTACATGGGGGACAAGCTTGGCACTGAGATCGAAGGTAGATCACAGGTCGTAAGTACAGATGTTTCAGACACAATTGAAACTATCTTGCCAAACTTAATAAGAATTTTTACAGCATCAGATCAAGTTTGCAAATGCGAACCTATGAAAGCAGAGGATGTGCCTTTAGCTGAACAAGCAACTAATTATATAAATTATGTGTTCAATAAAGATAATCCTGGCTTTAGCATTTTATATACTTGGTTCAAAGATGCTTTATTAGAAAAAAATGGAATTGTAAAAGTTTATTGGGATGATAGCGAAAAACAAAACCAAGAAACTTATGAAAATTTAAACGATCAAGAATATCAATTATTAACTAATGATGATAATGTTGAGATTGTATCCCATGAAGAATTTATTGATGAGAAAGGTAAAGAACTTTTAGATCAAGCAAAACAAGTAGCAGAGGCTCAAGGTCAAGATATTGGTGATGTGCCAGTGCCTAAATTACACAATGTAATTATTAAAAGGTTTGCAGAGGGTGGTAAAGTTAAAATAGAAAATGTTCCACCAGAAGAATTTTTAATTGAAAGAAATGCTAAAACTATTGAAGATGCAAATTTTGTAGCTCATAGGGTTTTAAAAACAAGATCAGACCTAATTGAAATGGGGTTCGATCAAGAGATTATTGAAAGCTTACCAACATCAAACAATATGATATTGAATGATGAAAGATTAACAAGACTTTCAGATATTGATGAGTCGCCAATAAATCAATCCACAGATAAATCTACAGCAGATATTGAACTATATGAATGTTATATCAAAGTAGATATGGATGGCGATGGTGTAGCTGAACTTAGAAAAGTTGTAGTTGCAGGTGATGGAGGTTATACAATCCTTGAGAATATGGCTTGTGATTCAATTCCATTTTGTTCACTAACACCTATTCCAATGCCACATAGATTTTATGGTAGATCAGTTTCAGAATTAGTTGAGGATGTTCAATTAGTTAAATCAACAGTTATGCGACAGTTGTTAGATAATATGTATTTAACTAACAATAACAGAGTTGCCATCATGGATGGTATGGTCAACCTAGATGATTTATTAACATCAAGACCAGGTGGAGTTGTTAGAACTAAACAACCACCAAATCAAGTTATGATGCCGATGCAATCGCAGACAATATCTCAACAAGCATTTCCTTTGCTTGAATACTTAGATACTGTTAGAGAAAGTAGAACTGGGGTTACAAGATACGCACAAGGTTTAGATGCAGATAGCTTAAATAAAACTGCAACAGGAATAAACACTCTAATGACACAAACGCAAATGCGTATGGAGTTAATCGCTAGAGTATTTTCTGAAACAGGTGTTAAAGATTTATTTAGAAAAATATTTGAATTAACTGTTAAGTATCAAAACAAAGAAAGAATTGTTCAGTTAAATAATCAGTTTGTACCTGTCATGCCGACTGAATGGCGAAACAAATATAATATTACAATTACAGTTGGTTTAGGATCAGGTTCTAAAGAACAACAAATAGTAATTTTAAATAATATTTTAGAAAGACAACTACAAGCTTTTGGTTTACAAGGTAATAGAGAGTTTCCAATGGTAACTCTTAAAAATATTTATAATAGTTTATCTAAAATTATAGAAAATGCAGGATTGAAAAATGTTGAAAATTATTTTGTCAATCCAGAGGAAGGTAAACAAATGGTTACTCCACCTCCTGCTGCACCATTAACACCAATTGAGAAAATAGAATTTACTAGAATACAGTCTGAGGAAAGAAGAAAACTTGCTGAACTAGAAATAGAAAACAAAAAATTAAGAGCAGAAACAGCAGAAGCTATTCTTGGTTTTGAAACTAAAATCAAAGAAATGGAGCTTAAATATAATACGCAATTAGACACTGCGAAAATAAAGGCAGATGCAGACCTAGAAAAACTCATTACATCTAATCGAAACAAAACTTTTTTAGCAGCAGAACAATCAGCTAATCAGTTGAGTCAACAAATAGACAGATTAAATGAACAAGGAACAAGAGGGCAAACTCCAACAGGAGATAACCCAGTCGAACAAAGCTAAACAATTATTTGAAAATCCTTTAGTTAAAGAGGCTTTTGATAAATTAAGAAAACTTTATCAAGACAGCTTATTTAATACAGGGGTTAATGAAGAAAGCACAAGAGAAAAACTTTGGTTGGCATACAACATAGTCAACAAAGTTGAGCAACACTTTATTGAAATGATTGATACAGGTAAACTAGCAGAGAAACAGCTAGAAGATTTTAGAAAAAATATTTCTAAAAAAAAATTCTAAACAAATAAGTTTAGGATAAGTCAACCTCATAAGAGGAACTTAACTTAACAGGAGCAAATAAAATGGCAGACAATTATGCTAATCCTTTGAAGGAAGCTGAAACTGACATCGGTAAAGCAACAAAGGCAATAAGTGGATTACTAGATCCCAAAAAAGAAACAGTAACAGAAACAAAAGAAACAGAAACTAAGGAAGAAGAACAACAAAATTCTCCTGAGTCGTCTAGTGAGGAATCTGAAACAGAACAACCTCAGACTGAGGAAAACAATGAAACTGAATCTAACGATGAAGTTTCAGATGAGGCTTCTCAAGATGAAGAACAATCTGAGATTCAAGAGAAACCAGACTCCACCTACAAGGTAAAAGTTGCAGGTCAAGAGCTTGATGTTACCCTTGACGAATTAAAGAATGGCTATTCAAGAGATGCAGACTACAGACGAAAGACAGAAGAACTATCCTTTGAAAGAAGGCAGTTTCAATCTGAGTCTGACAAGCAAAGACAAGACTATTCGACCAAACTTAATGAGTTGAATCAGTTATTGGCAGTTGCTCAAGAACAGCTTAATGCAGATACAAATTCTGTAGATTTAGAAAAGTTGTACGAAGAAGATCCAACTGAAGCTGCTAGGATTGAACATAAGCTTAGAAAGAAACAAGAAAAGATAAATCTAGCTATGGAAAAAACTCAATCACAGCAGAAAAAACAAATGCAAGACTTTATTCAAGAACAGCAAAGACAATTGGCAAGTAAAATGCCAGACTTTTCTGATCCAAGTAAAGCCTCTCAGTTAAAAACTGGAATGAAAGTAACTTTAAATTCTTATGGTTTTTCAGACCAAGAGATAAATCAAGTTTACGATCATCGAATTGTTATGTTGGTAAACGATGCTATGAAATATCGTAATATGCAAAAGGCAAAACCTAATATTGCAAAAAAAATTACGAAACCAGGCAAAGTTTTTTCATCAGGAGTTAAACAGTCAAAATCTGACATCACTCTTAAAGCTAGGAAAGATAGATTGAGTCGTCTAAAAAAATCTGGCAGCATGAAAGATGCAACCAGTGTATTTTTAGATATGATTAACAATAAATAACCTACATTTAAGGAGTCAATTATGGCACAGGTAACTGGAACTTTTAGTTCCTATGATGCAGTTGGTCAAAGAGAAGACTTATCAGATATAATCTACTCTATTGCACCTACTGACACTCCATTCATGTCTGGTATTGCTAAAGAACAAGCATCGGCAGTATTGCATGAGTGGCAAACAGATAGCTTAGCAGCAGCGACAGCTAACAACGCACAAATCGAAGGTGATGAAATTTCATTCTCAGCACCATCGGCTACAACAAGACTTGGAAACAGAACGCAGATTTCAAGAAAATCTGTAATTGTTTCTGGAACTCTTGATACTGTAAGTAAAGCAGGAAGAAATAACGAACTTGCTTACCAAATCTCAAAAGCTTCAAAAGAGCTAAAAAGAGATATGGAAACAATTCTTACAGCTAATCAAGCACCAGTAACAGGTGATGATTCTAATGCAAGAAAACTTGCAGGACTTGAGTCTTGGTTAAAAACAAACACTAACAAAGGTGGTGGATCAGGAGCAGATCCAACTACATCAGGAACTAATGCAAGAACTGATGGAAACCAAAGAGCCTTCACAGAAGCTCAACTTAAAGATGTTATAAAATCTTGTTGGGATGAAGGTGGTGATCCATCTATGGTTATGCTTGGTTCATTCAACAAACAAAAACTATCTGGCTTTACAGGTGGATCTACAAGATTTGATCCTGCTGAAAACAAAAGATTAGTTGCGTCTGTTGATGTTTATGAGTCTGACTTTGGTGCATTACAAGTAATGCCTAACAGATTCTCAAGAAGCAGATCAGCTTATGTTTTACAACCTGATATGTTCAGTGTTGCATTTTTGAGAGATTTCTCATTAATGGATTTAGCAAAAACTGGTGATGCAACTAAACAAGCATTGTTAGCAGAATACACACTTGTTTCTAAAAACGAAAAAGCAAGTGGTGGTATTTTTGATTTAACAACATCATAATAATAAACATGGTAGGGGGAGCAATCCCCCTATCTCAACAATTTGTTTGGTCTTTGAAGTCATTCATTGGCAGAACGAAGCAAACTAATAGGTAAAAAATGAGAACACTTAACGATTACTTTTTAACAGTAAAAATGACAGATGTTTCAACTTCTGGATCTGTATTTGTTGCAGTACCAGATGGAGGCACTGTTATTAAAATTATGTCAGTTATCGATGGAGCTATTGGAACTGCTGATGCAGTTATCACACCTTCAATCGGTGGAACTAACATAACTAATGGAGCTATAACAATTACACAATCTGGCTCTGGAGCAGGGGATGTAGATACATCTGAACCTACAGCAGCTCACAGTGTAGTTGAAGGAGATAGTATCAAGCTAACTACTGATGGTGCATCTTCAAATACAATAGCTGCAACATTTACTATCATCATTAGAAGATAAAACTTTGGGGGTGAAAGCCCCCAATAATTATAGGAGAAAACAAAATGCCAATGGGAAAAGGTACTTATGGTTCTAAAAAAGGCAGACCATCAAAAAATAAAAAGTCTAAAAAAAATAAAAAAATGAAAACAAGAAAAGGTAGATACTAATGAGTTTTAATTATGGATTAAGACCTACAACTGTTCAGATGCTAACATCGTCTGGTACATCATCACAGTCTAGTGCTTTTGGTGATTACACATACTATGTAAGAATTTGTGCAGATGCAGATTGTCATATTTTATTCGGTGCAAATCCTACAGCTACATCTAGCAGTATTTTCATAGCACAAGATCAACCAGAGGTGTTCAAAGTATCTCCAGGTGAAAAAGTTGCAGCGATTGGATCATCTAATGTTTCAATTTCTGAACTTAGTGCGTAGTGGCTAAAAAGAAAAAAAATAATCTTTACGCAAAAGTTGAGCATGAAAGCAAAGCTAAGTTCAAAAGAACATCTATTTCAAAACGCAAACCTAAGATGAGTTCTATGAATAAGCATAAAAAAAGATCGTTTAAGAGATATAATAGGAGTGGTAAGTAGTGTCTAAGTATAGCACAGAAAAAGAAGGTTTGATTACAGATGTATTTCATCAAGGTGAAAACTCTGTTGTCCATGAACGCAAGATGGATCACAAACCTATATTAGATCACAATAAAAAATTATATACTCAAAATGATGGTTACTCAGCATCTAAAGAATTAAAAAGGGTGGCATCAATACCTATTTTAGTTTTAGAAATTTGGGCTAAAGAATACAATCAAGATCAAAACAAAGGTAATTGGTTTGCTTTACCTAAAAATGTTCAAAATAAAATATTAAAAAAAAAATTAAATAGTTCTGAATATAGATATTTTAGAACTGCACCAGGTAATTTATAATGGCACTAAGTAATTATACAGAATTAAAAGCATCAATAGCAAATTGGTTAAATAGATCAGATTTAACAAGTGAGATAGCTGATGACTTTATTAAATTAACAGAGGCAGATTTTAATTCAAAATTAAGAATTAGAAAAATGATAACACAAGCATCTATAACAATCGATGCTGAAACTGCAAGTTTACCTACAGATTTTTTACAAGTAAGAGATTTTTATATATTAAGTGGTAGTACCAAACACCCTTTAAGATATATGACTCCATCACAAATGGATCAAACAAAAGGCACATCTAATACTGGTTTACCTCTAGCTTATACAATTCTTGGTGATACTTTTAGATTTATGCCAAAGCCTGATAGTTCTTACTCAGGTGTAATAAATTATTATAAAAAATTTACTGCTTTAAGCACATCAAATACAAGTAATTTTATTTTATCAGATCATCCTGCAATTTATTTGTATGGTTCTTTATTCCATGCTGCAAACTTTTTAGGTGGTTACAATCCACAACAGGTTCAAACTTGGCAACAAATGTTTGGTACAGCATTAGAAAGACTAGAACAAAACGATAGAGAAGATCAATTTTCTGGTTCACCATTACAAATTAGATCAGAGGATACTGTGGGATCACCCTTTAAAGAGGTTTATACAACAACAACTACATCGACTTAATTATGCAATTACCTTTTGGAGAATGGCTACCTGACCAACCTGATTACTTAAATCCTGGTGCTACTGTTGCAACCAATGTTTACCATGCTCAAACAAGTTACAAACCATTTAAAGGTTTAGTTTCTTATAGTGCAAATAATATTGGTAAAAATTCTAAAGGTGCAGGTAGTTTTAGAGATAACACTAATACTGTATTTACTTTTGTTGCAACAAAAACAGATTTATTTCAATTAGCAAATGGTACATTTACATCAAGAAAATCAGGACTAACAGGTTCAGATACAGATTTTATAACATTTACTCAGTTTGGTAATTTTATTATTGCTAGTAATGGTGTTGATGCAGCTCAAGTTTATCAAATGGGTACATCTACAAACTTTGCTAATTTATCTAGTATTGCAACATCAGGCACACCACCAGTATTTAGAGTGAGTGGTGTAATAAGAGATTTTTTAGTTACTGGTTCTATTGCTAATGCAAAAAACAGAGTAGCTTGGTCTGGTTTAAATGATATTTCTGTATGGACAGCAGGTGAAAAATCATCTGATGTTCAAGATTTACCTGGATCTGGTGGTGAAGTAGTTCACATAACATCAGGTGAGGTGGGTTATATATTTCGTCAAAATCAAATAGTTCGTATGGACTTTGTTGGTGGTAATGTTGTATTTAGATTTTCTGTTATATCTTCAAACAGAGGTGCAACTTATGGACAAACTGTTTGCCAAGACAACAGACAAATATTTTTCTATGCCGATGATGGTTTTTTTCAAATAGATGGCGACCAAGTAATACCCATAGGTGCAGAAAAAATTAATAGATTTTTTGACCAAGATTTGAATAAATCTTTTTCAGATAGAATATCAGCATCAGTTGATCCATTTAATACATTAGCGATTTGGTTATATCCATCTGTAA